TATACACTCCACAGGTACAGACTTACTGTTCTTATCTAGTCGTGGTGTGATGTCTTTAGGTCGTCTTTTACAACAAAAATCTTTACCTTTAAACGACATAAGTAAAAATGTACGTACAGACTTATTGAGTTTAGTCTCAGTTGAAGAACAGTCTAACGGACACAGGGAAGCAATTAAAGCTGTCTATAGTCCAATAGATGCTTTTTACTTAATAACATTCCCTGAGAGTGGAATTGTATATTGTTTTGATGTTAGGCAGCCTTTAGAAAATGGGTCGTTCCGTGTAACTACGTGGTCTTCTTTAAAGCCAACAGCTTTCTTCTTGTTTGTAGACGACACACTGTACATGGGACAAGCTTTAGGTATTGCGAAGTACGGTGGCTATCTTGATGGTGACGAGCGTTATCAGCTACGGTACTTTAGCAACCCAAATGACTTCCAAAGTCCTGCTCACTTAAAGTTCTTGAAGAAGTTTAACTTGACTATTATTGGTGGTCAAGCTACACCAACTACACTTAATTGGGGCTATGATTATACCTCTGCTTTCACAAAGCAAGAGTTTACTTTTGGTTCTAGTAATATAGCAGAGTACGGCTTGTCGGAGTACAACACTGACGCTGAATATTCCGCATCTATTGTAATTCAAACACCAAAGGTAAATAGTACTGGTAGCGGTTCCGTTGTGACTGTCGGCATTGAAGCTGAGATTAATAACGCTGCCTTTTCCATTCAAAAAATTGACATACTTGCTCTTATAGGGAGACTTATCTAATGGCTTTAAATCAATCGGCTTTTAATCAAGCTTTAACTACACCCATGCAAAACGTAAGTCCCACTACAGGATTTAATCAATCAGCCTTTACTTCAGCTTTAACCACACCTATGCAAAATGTAAGCCCTACAGGGTTTAATCAAACAGCTTTCAATCAAGCTGATCAAACAGGCGCTGGTGCGTTGTCAGGCATGTTAGGCCGTTCAAACACTAGCGGTTTTGACTTAGGTGGCTTATTGGGTGGTGCAGCACAGCTTGGTTCTACTTATTATCAAAACAGAGAAAACATTGACAGGCTGCAACAACTAGGCGCTCAAGGCCAAGCGGAAGCCACTCGTGTAGGCCAACAGGCTGTAGATACTTCTACCTTTAAGCCTTTCTCTGTAACCACGGGTGCTGGCACTACACAGACTGACGCTCAAGGTGGCTTTAACTTGGGTCTATCACCTGAGCAAGCAGCAATGCAAGCACAGTTGACACAACAAGCTGGTGGCCTGTTTGGTGGTATTACAGGAGACGTAGGCCAAGCTAGTCAAGACATCTACAATCAGATTAGAGCTATTCAGAACCCGCAGGAACAGCGTGATCAGTTGCGTCTTAATGAAGAGTTGTTTGCTCGTGGTCGTGGTGGTGTATCCTCTGCACAGTATGGTGGTCAAGGTGCTGAACAGTTTGGTTTCAATCAAGCACAACAGGAAGCAATGAATCAAGCAGCTTTCCAAGCACGTCAAATGGCATTAGGTGAGCAGCAACAGCAGCTGGCTTTAGGGCAAGGTCTCTTAGGCCAAGCATACGTCCCACAGCAGCAGCAACTTGATGCCCTAGGCATTGGTGCTCAACTTGCTAACATTGCTGGAGCTGGACAACGACAGGGCGCTCAGTTGCAGTCTCAACTTGGTGCTGCGGGCATTGAATCTTTGTTATCAGCAAACCAGATGGCAGCAACGGCACAGGCGGCTAGAGACCAAAGCTACAGCAACCTCTTGTTAGGCGGCGGCACAGGTGTTAATGCTACAGGCGGTTTGCTCAGTGGAGGTGGTGTAGGTGGTGCTTTAGGATCAGCGGTAGGTTTAGGAGACGCCCCAACACCTCAGTGGATTAAAGATTTGGGCAATGATGCTAAAAGCTGGTTAGGACTATAAAGGAGAACAACAATGGCTATTGATTACACAGGTATGTTTACAGGTCAACGACCTAACCCTTCGGCTGGTGTCGCAGGTATGCCTAGAGATTTGTTGGGACAGACTCTACAGGGTATTCAGCAAGGTGAGCAACGTGCGCAACAAGGTATGGGGGATTTGTTCGGTACAGACTTTAGAAGCCCTGCTCAGAAAATTGAAGAGCAGCTTATTCAGTTAAACCCCAAGAAAACCGCAGACCAGCCCAAGATTGTTGAGCTTCTTAGAGTTATTGACCCACAAGCTTCCTTTGCTATGGAAGAAAAGTTTAAAGTAGAGAACGCACAGCTGCTTGCTAATCAGCAAAGACGCGAAGCCTTGATTGAGCAGGCGGGTGCCTTGGGTTTGGAGAACACAGCGGAGCTGTTGCGTAACAACGGTGACATGACTGAAGCTGCAAAACAGATTAGAAAGATTGAAGAGTCCGACACTCTTGCTTCTAAAGGTATTAAAGGCAAGATTGCTATTGCTCGTCAATACAACGCACCTGAAAGCATCCTTAAAGACATTCAGAAAGGCACCTATAACCAGACTAGCCCCGAAGAACTGCTTAAAGTTATTCGTGGTGACAAGGCTGACCTTAAACCCTTTTTGAATGAAAAAGGTGAAACAGTATACGGACGTGTTAATGAGTTTAGTGCTAAAGTTTATGATGAAGAAACAGACAGGTGGGCTACTCCTTCAGAGCTAGGCTATACCCCTGCACCTGTAGTTACAAAACAAATCAGCACGGCTGACACTGTTATTCAACAACTAACTCGAGGAGCTACGTCTTCTTTCTTAGAAGCTAACAAAACAGCCCAAGTTGCGCGTAAAGTTTTAGAAACTACCAATATGAGTAGAGAGCTATTAGAGTCAGGAGCAAGAACCGGATTCGGGACTGAGTGGGCTAATAAGTCCTTATCTATTCTTAACTCTACTGGCTTGTTGCCCGAAAAGTACATGGACGGTGTAGCAGCTTCTAAAGCTTTAATAGCATCAAGAAGCCGCGCCGTTCTAGAGATGATTCCTATCTTTGGCGGGGGTCAGGGATTTACGGACAAAGATCGTATGTTCTTAGAAAGCATTTCTGGTGCTGATCCTTCTTTTGACTCACAAACAATCGCTAGACTTTTGGATCTTGAAGAAAGTGTTTCTCGTAACGCTATTGAGACAAACAACGCCTCTCTTGATCAAGTAATGAAACTAGCTGCTGCGGCCGGTGAGACATTTACTGACCTTAATTCTGTGTTCTACATTGCTCCTCCTGCTCAACGAGAGGTTGCACCTGCGGGCACTGGTTCTACAATGACTCCTGAAACTGAGGCTTACTTAAGAGCGCAAGGATTACTTCAATGAATGAAGAACAACTCAGAGCAGCAATTACACAGGCAATAACTGATCAGCGTTTAGACGTGGTTAATGAGCTTACGCCTCTTCTTCAGCAACAAACTGAAGCAAGGGGTCGCTCAGAAGCACAGGCGGCTGGTCAGTATGTTCCCGATCTTCCAAATGCAGATGTACGTCAACTAGGTGTTGCAGGACAAAACATAGGTCAAGCTGCTCAAGACTTTGGTAGCTTTGCTAGACAACAGGCTGGTCAGGTTATGACTGGTCAGGAGAGTGTAGGTCAAGGTTTGTTTAACGTAGCGGCTAAGGGTGGTTTAGGTGTTTTAAACACTGTTGTAGGTGAAGGCATACAAGTGGGCATGAAGGGCGCTTTAGTTAATATCATACCTGACCAAGTAGAAGAGTTTGTGGCCAATAATGTAAAAAGCGTAATGACTCCTTTGCTTGACAACCCTGTAACTAGAGCTGGGCTTGAGATTCTTAGCGGGCCTGCGGGTTTTGTTAAAGATAAATATATGCAGTGGAAGGAGCAGAACCCTAACGATGCTGCATCTGTCGAAGGTGTAGTCAACGTAGCTGAGTGGTTAAAGCCACCTGCTTTACGTGGGCCTGTTCCAGACAACAGTAAGGGCATCTTAGGGAGGGCCGGTGATAAAGTATATGAGACAGGTCGGAAGATTGAAACAAAAGCTACTAGGTCTTTCCTGCACGATCTTATAACACCTTTACAGACCACTGAAGTTGCAAAGGAAAGAGCTAAGAGAAAGACAGCAAATAAGTTCGGCACTTTAGAGTATACACCTACACCTGACGAAGAGGAAGTAGTTAGTAACTTAATAGAGCTAGACTTAAAAGATGGTGCAAGCTTCACTGAGAACGGTAAAGTAATACTACAAGCTGTTGAAAATAAGCACAAAAGTTTAGACGCAAGACTAAACAAAGCTAATGTTGACATGGACAAAGGCCAGCTTACCTTAGAACTAGAAAACATTGCAAAGTCACTACAAAAGCTTAACCCTGCGCTTGTTGGTGATGCGTCTTCTTCCGCGTCTAAACTCTTTAAGCTTGCTGAAAAGCTAATTAGAGAGTCGGATGGTACGGCCCTTGGAATTTTAAACGTAAGGCGACAGATAGACAAAGCACTTGCTGAGATGGGCAAGGGTAGTTATGAAGGCAACAAACAAAACGGTATTGACATTGCTAAAAGAGCCATGCGTAACCATTTGAATCTTAAAGTTGCTGAGGCTGTTCCAGACGTTAATGTCAAAAAAGACTTACGTAAGATGCATCTGTGGTTGAGGGCCGCTGACGATGTTTATGATAAAGCGGGGGCAGATGCCAGTTTAAAAATAGGTAGAATAATTCAGAATATTGAAGGAGCCACAGGCACTCAAGCACCTAAATCAGCCCTTAGTAAGTACATTGCAGCCAGCTTACTAGTCTCCGGTGGCGGCTATATTACTCTTGCTGGTTACCTCCCGCTTGCGTCCGTTGCTGCTGGAGCAGGCGCTATTGCGTATGCTGTTAAACGCGGCGCTGTTAGCCCTAGCGGTAGGAAGGCTCTAGGGGCTCTTCTAAGGGAGACTGATAAAGCCCTTAAAGCAACTAAGAACTCAGCCATGCGCAAAGCCATAGCGACTGATAGGGCCTTTGTCGTGGAGCTTATGAAGCTACCCACTACTCAAGCGGAAGACTACACAGAAGAAGAGCTTAAAGGAGAGGAATAAACATGGCCGACACTTTTCTACAGCGTTATAATGAAATGCTTATGCAGCCTAAGTCTGCTGGCCAATACATTGCAAGCCAGTCACCAGAAAAGCAGAGAGAAGGTGCTTTAGGCTCTCTAGGTACTGCGGCTGACTTTACTCCTGTTGTTGGTGAGCTTAAGTCTTTTGCAGAAGCAGAGCAATCAAGACAACAGGGGGACTACCTCATGGCAGGCCTTGGGTATGCCAGCGCTATCCCTCTGGCTGGCATGGCTGTCAGACCTATTAAAGGGATGCTAACAAGCGCAGGGAACCTAATAAACAAGACTTTACAAAACACGCCCACACACATTCCTGAGTTTTACTCTAACCCTATAAAAGGTACATTTAATTTTGCTAAAGAAGCTACAAGCTCTATTGTTCCTGCTATTAAAGAAAGCGTTAGTCCTCAAGGCGTAGCAAACCGCAGAGTTCTTGGTATTTCAGATAGGAAGGTCAGCGACTGGGCAAGTGATGTAGGGCAAGATGCAGACCTAACGGCTATCTCTATTTCTCGTCAGCTGCCTAACACAGAAGATACGTTACTTGAGAGGAGTGTTGTCGGTTTAAAATATTTAGACTCACGCATACCTAGAGAAGACACAGCTAGATTAGCCTCTGGAATTGGTGGCGGCTTTAGAGCCGTAGGGGAAGTACCTGATTCCATAGTAAATAGGGCTTTAACACATCTTACTCAAGGGCCACACATAGCAAACCCTAACGCCCGCTATGAATATCAAATAAAAGACCCATCAGCAGGAAAGAACGCAGGATACATAGAGTCCGTAGCAGCCGCTGGAGCAGGTGCCCCTGTCGTTAGAGCACTGCGAGGACAAACCACAGATAAATATTTAAAAACTGTAAATAACTTAAAGAAAGCAGCGGGAGGAAACCCTGTAGATAAGTTAGATAGCAGAGAAATGGTAGAGTATTTGCAAGTGGCCTCTACTTTAGATAATACTGCTTTTCAGCTTATGAAAAAAATGGGCGCAGGGGATCAGCAAAGTGTTATGTTAGACACTTTATTACGAGCCAGAGCAAAGCAAGCTTCAGGGAGAAAACTACAAAAAGGGGAACAAAAAGTTCTATCTTCCTTTGATAAACTCTTAGATACCAGAACAATAAAGATGGCACGGGTTAGCGACGAAGCAGGGAATGCTGTAGGAAGTAGAAACCTTACAGACATCAGAGATCCTGAAGGTTACTTAGTTACACAACAGGCTTATACGTCAAGACAGCAAGAACTAGGAGGGATGAACGCTTTTGTTGTGGTTGATCCTAACAAAGAAAAAATGTATACAATGTTGAGTGACGGGCATGATATGTTTGGTCTTAATCCCGTTGGAGGGCATGGTTTAATAACAGCTTCTCCCTTAATAGAGTCTTCTTATAAAACAGGTTCAGGGTATAACAACAAACAAATAAAGACCACAGCTACGCCCGCTAAAATAAAGAAGGCCCTTAAAGACACTGAACAAACAACAGGCGTTAAAAAACTAGCTAAAGAAACTCCTGAAGCATATACAAAAAGAGCTTTACTAGAGGCTAAACCAGTCGTTACTGAGGCTGACACAGCAAGGGCAAAGGCTGCTCAGTTTAAACTGGGAACCGCAGGAACTGTAGGGGTAGGTTCCGGTGTAGGAGTAGGTATGCTTACAGGCGGTAATCAAGAGGAATAAAAAAGGGGCCGCAAGGCCCCTTAGTTTACTACACTTTTACCTACCAATAAATGCTAATTTACTACACTTTTTACACCTTAAACTATTTCACACGCTCCACCAGTACACGCTAACTCCTGAGAGCCTGTTGTGTTATCCTCCTGCTCAAAGTAGATTAGGTCATTCCAATTAACACCTTGTGGCATTGCTGCTAGTAACTCCTCGTATTTCTCAGCATCAATGTCCTCATAAGGAGCTTGCTGATACGTATGGTCACTTACAGGCAACAAACTAATACCACTACAGATGTCAAAGTTATCCCATATCCACTGTGCTACTTGCAGGAACTCGCTGTCTGTGTAGTATACAGTGATACTTGGCTTATGCTCGCACCAGTGGTTCTGGTAAGTCTTCCAAAGTGCTAACTGTTCCATAGCGCCTACCATCTTAACTGTCGTACTACCTGTAGGTGCTTTGACAGGGAACCCAAACACTAACGATGACTCTGACATAACGTCTTGTTCTACTGGGAATCCTGCTGCCTGCATGAAGGCTGCAAGCGGGTCTTTCTTGTCTGAACGTACACGTCGAATGTAATGCTCAGAGAAGCGAGGATGGATGCCAGAAGCACTGTCAACAAGCTGAGACACAGTACCAGACGGCTTAACAGCAGTAACAGCTGTAGACTGATTAATGCCAAGCTTCTCAGCCCACTTCTTGTTAGTCGCAACAGCAACATCTCTAATCTCCTCTAACCATACAGCAAGCATAGGTGAACCGTCAGCGCGACTGGTCACTTCATGATCCATGATGCCTGTCATGCTGACACCTAGCAACGCTTCTTCTTCCGTGTTCTTCTTCCAGCAGTTACGTAAGTATCTAAAGTTTGTCAGAGTAGCCTGTAGTGTACCAATGATCGCAGCGACCTCAGCCTTGGCCTTGAGTGTCTTGAGTGTGTCATCTGCACGTACAACAATCTCTGACAGGTTACAGAACTGATTACTACGTAGGATAATCTCACTGCAAGGATTAGTACCAAAGTCGTGGTTAGGGTCTCTACGGCCATTACGTGCTGCTATCTTCTGTGCTGCTACACGACTAAAGATACCACGCTCACCTGCTTTGGACTCATACAGGGTCTGCATCTCGTTGAGGAAAGCTTCAAAGTCTGGCTTCTCTGTGTACGCTACACTGTTGTTAGCAAGCCTACGGTGACCTTCCTTCTCCCACCAAGCACCTGACTTAGCTTTAGCCATGCGGCTATCGGATAGGTTAGACAAGCTAATCAAAGCTGAACGTCTGACACCACCTACAACTACAATGTCAGCAATCTTACAGACTACATCGTGGCACTCAATACTCGTCAATTTACGACCTTCAGCCTTCTGGAATATACCTACGCAGAAGTGAAACAAATCATCAAGAGGCTGTGGGCCTGACGCTCGACCACCAAAGGTTTCTAATCGTGCACCTGATGGACGTACACCGGACATGTCCCACTTAGGTATCTTACCTGCGTACAGCATAGCGATTAGCTCACGGAAGGCACTAGCCCATCCTATCTTGCTGTCACCCACTACAATCGTAGTGTCCGTGTGGTGGAATGACTCAGCGATTACTGGTAGCTTAGTAATGAAGTTACGCTCTACACTGAACCCTACACCTGTGCCGCACATAAGCACATACATCAGCTCATCAAAGCTACGTGGTGAATCAATGGCAAGGTAAGAACAGTTAAAGCCTGCTACGTTGTCTTTGTCTAGTGCTGCACCTGCTGTCATAAGGCAGCGCATTGACGGCATTACTTCTAAGTCGTGAATAGCTTTAAACAGCTTCTTAGAGGTCTTCTCATCTATCTGTCCACGGTTAGCCCAGAAGTCCACGTAACGCTGTACTGTCTCTGCCCATGTCTCTCTACGGCCTTCCTCTGGCATCCAACGTGCATAGCGGCTCTTGTGTATAAATTGTTGATACTGATCCATTATTCTGCCTCTTGGTTAAATTCAAATGTTTCATCAAAGCCGTTCATTATATATTCTTGAATGCAGTTCTTAATGGTTTCTTCAATAGGCGCATCCGTGTGCTTGTGCGCTCTGTTCCATCCTGCCTCTATACCTTCGTCAACTAGCCTCTCTATTAAAGGATACATTTTAACTTTCATCTTGCATCTCCTTTAGTTTTTCTTTTCTAAGAACTTCATTGACAGCTTTGTAGACTTCTTCTTTCTTTTCCTTTTTCTTCTTACCAAAGATAGCATCATAGTTATCTGCGTACTTATGTGTGTCTGTGGGGCGTGTGGCTGAACCTTTACCTCCGTGTGTCTGCCCGTTACTCATGCCGCTTTTCCTCGTCTTTTAGGGGGCACTTTAGCAGCGTCCATGATTTCCCGTGCCGCACAAAGGTCGCTGTAATTAACACTATTCTCCAAGTAATACCACCCACTAGCTATCTGTTTGTCTAACGTGCCTTTATTCTTAAAATAGTCCTTCTCAAAGTCAGACAGCCCATGCAAATCTTTAAGTTTGGCTTCAATCTCATTGACGTTGTCTACTGTAAATTGAGTCGTCTGTTCTTTTCCCATCTCTATCTTTACTGAAACCTTACCCATCATTCTTCTCCTTCTTCAAAGACAACAACATTCAACAGCTTAGCTAAGTACCACTGTGCTTTCTGAAGATCCTCTACGGGCTTGCCCTTGTAGTCATAGCGCCACAGGTACTTCATGCAGTTGCCCTTGAGATAGCCTTGGAATGCAATGCTGGACATAGACTCCTCTATTGCATCAATACACTCAATGTTGCCGGTGTTGTAATGGTCAGGTTTGTTTACTACGTCTTCATCTTCATCAAAGATGTACGCTTCAAGCTCTTCCTTCGACATATCAACATAGACTTGCATCATTGACTCATCTATTGTAGTCTCAATGGCCGGTGCTTGCTTGCGTAGTCTATCCCAGTCTGCTGGTGTTGCGTTATTAATGCTCATCGTCTAATTCCTCTTCTCTGTATCTTATAAGTCGGTCTTCAAAAGCGTTAAGTAAATCTTCACTTGTTATGTTGAGTGTCTCTAAGATAAGCACTTCATCACTGTCTCTTAGGAAAGCTTCTCTGTACTCTTCAAATGTATAGGCCATTAGACTTTCTTCCTTTTAATGTACTTGGTCATTTCCTTGGCTGTGTCTATAGTATAATGCTTAAAGCCTTGCTTATCACACCACTCACCCATTGTTATCTTACCGCCCTTCCGTACCTTCTTGTGTGGGTTGCTGAGAACAAAGACTAACTCCCACTCCGGCATTGAGTCTCTGATAGCTGTATACTTCTGTGTGTCGCCTACTCTAAAGAAACCTTTACATTCAATCAGTACTGCCTTGTCTTCGTGTACGAAGTCCGGTAGGTACTTCCTGTGTGTAGTGTAAGGCAGACCGTATGGTTCAAACAAGTACTGCCCGTCTAGCTTCTCTGATAAGTTTTTCTCTAGTCCTGACCTAAAAGCCTGTTTCATCTAAAAGAATCTCCCTTACCCGTGGCTCACTAACTACGTTGACTAAATACTTTGGCCCGTAAGCGTAGTTGAAGACTCTTAAATTTGGATAGCAGTGGTCTTTGAACTGACAATAAGAGCAACCAATAGAGAGCTTTGTATTTCCTGATTTGCCGTCTGGCACTGGTTGGGTACACCACTCCGTTGGTTCTGGCTGCTCTACTAGCTTTTTTACGTGTTCTATCCTTTCGGTAATAGGTGCCTTGAGTATTTCATAGACAGGGGATTGTTTGTCTTCTAGGTCATACTTTAGATAAGTCAAATGACCGTTAGCTTTGTCCATCGCTAACCAGCCAAACTTAGTCTCTCCCTCCGCGTGTGCATATGCTTTGATTTGATCAATATAACCAAACGGGTCATCAAACGCTAGTGAGCCATCCTTAAACTTCTTAAAACCAAAACTACTAGCTGACTTAACGTCTGTCACTACTCCGTCTATAGAGCAATCCATGTGGCCCACAATGCCGTTTACCTTACACACTTTCTGTTCGTTTGTTACTGTGTGTCCTGCCATACGTGTCAAGAAGATTAACATCTCTTCAATCAAGTGACCATACATAAACTTGACATAAGTGTGTGGCTGTATTTCTTCCTTCTCTGTGCCGTTAAAGTGATTCCAGAGGTACTTGTCAGTGCGGCCAATGTTCGACAAGCGCAGCTTGCGGTTATCCTCTCGCTTCTTCCGACCAAACTCTGTGCGCATCAGCGCCTTCACACCTTCCCCAAACTTCTCTATCTCCTTCTCTACATCTACAGACGGGTCAGCATCCTTGCTTTCCATCAGTGCGTAAATGTCGTCTACTAGATTATCCGTTGTTTTTTCAGTATTCATGTATCACTTCCAATATCATTTCGTTAGCTATAGCGGCTGGTAATCTAAACCACTCGTTGATGTTGTCGCACTCCTTTGCCAGCCTTACATGCGCCGCTGACTCCGCCGCCCTTCT